AGCAGTGTCGATAACCCCTCTATCATAATGATATGTAAATTGAGCTTGTCTTGCAGGTACACCTAAACGATTTTTCTTAACCTTTACGCGAACCTTGTGTCCGATCTGCTGAGCCGCGCCAGTTATTGTTTCGCCTTGCTCTATAACGCCAGATTTAGTGTCAAGTTTTACAATTTCAAGCATTAAATCAGCTGCGTGTTTAAGTGCTCGCCCCTCAGTTATTACATATGGATTTCTAAGAGCCTTCATTGGATCTATTTCCATGGTAACCTGTTGAATAAAAAAAGTGAGTAAATTAAATTCGGCTATAACAGGAATAATAAGCTTGAGTGCAGATGGAAGATAGCTGGCACCGGTGCCGCCCATCTTTTGATCTGTCGTTTGCTTCATGTTTGATTCCTTTGGATATCTAATTGCCTTAATAGAATCAATAACTATTCCTTTAATAGGCGCACCTTCTTGAAGAAGTTCTTTTAATTCATTGCCTATATAATCAAAAATCATCAAAGGATCGTTGGTGCGTCTTACGACCAATCTAGCTGGATCTCCTCCTATCTTTTTAAAAAGCTCTAGATTAAAAGAAAACTCAGCATCAAACCACACAAAAAGGGATTCTGAATTTGCCTTTTGTTGATCTGCAATAGCCATCATAGCCAACAAAGATTTACCTGAACTTTCAGGGCCATATAAAACGGATATTTTGCCTGGCTGAAAACCTCCAATCCCCGTAGCCCAATTAAGAGAAGGGGATCTTGTCGGGACAACTGGGGGAAGCTGCTTGACAAGGGAATCCGCTACAACTCCAAAATCAGATGTTAATTTAGATAACCATTTTGACATATTTTCTCCTATAAATTACATACCTTCCCAAGAAGTATCATTGCCTTTGTCATAGGTAATTTTCTTAAGGGTATCGTGCGCTTGTCTAAGTTGAGACAACTTGCTTTTTAAGAGAGCGACAAGTGCCTCTGTTTGAGCCTTCTTATCTTTAGCTACAAGAACATCTTGATCAATATTTACGTATTGCTTTCTAGCTTCGCTAGTATCCTTAATATTCTTTGATTCTAAATATTCTCTGGCTTTTTCAAGATACGCTATAGCTTCTGCTTGCTCTAGCTTAGCCTTAGCCCTTGAATCTGCTTGCATGGCTTTAGCTAATAAACTAGCGGCCATATCTTGGCCCATTATGTAATCTCTAAGATAGACGGGAGCCATCATCTTAGACACAGATGACAGCTCCTCTATCTTATTTACATATTCAGCAAGATGAGCTACATCAATCCCTTTCTGGGAAAGTTCACTCATATCGTTCATCCGTTAAGAATTGCGTCTGCTTCAGCCATGAAATCATCATCTAGAGCAACTGAGCTAGCTTTTGTTGCAGTTTTTCTGACAGAAGACACCGTAGGCGCGATCTCAACATCATCTTCCTCTTCATCGTCAAGATCATCGATTCTAATGGATACCTTAGAAGATGGTTTAGTGCTGGCAACGGTTCTAGTAGCTTGACTATCTAAATTAGCATCTGGAACCATATCTACAAGAGCTGACATATTGGCATGAAGAATCTGCTCAAGATCTTCATAGGATTTAATCTGATAAACAGAAGAAAGATCATAAGCAAGATTGTCATAATTTTCAACAACAGCTTCGGGCAAAGGAGATCTATCATCCTCGAATGATAATTTACCACTGGCAGACTTTGTCTTAATCTGACACCTATTCACGTCATATTCAGTGTCTCTACCCATACCTTGACGAGTTACATCAAACCATACACCAGAATCATCATCTGCGCTATTAAGAGAAGTAGGGTCTTGATTGTAATCTTGAATATATCGATTCATCTCGCTCTTCATTTTTTTATGAGCTGTAGATTTAAGTTCAAGAAGGCCAACCTCTCCAGATTTGTCAACGGCATTGTAGACATAAACTGTCTTAGGTGAAAGTTCATTTATAAGATCTTTTACTGCTTTAAGCCTAGCAGAAACATCTTCTTTAGACATACCGGAAGCCTTAAGCTCAGCTTCAAGAGTCTCTGCCTTTACTTTAAGTTTTGAAACATACTCAGTGACGGGGCAGCGTTTTTCGCTAGTCATGGAAGACGCAAATGGACGTTTTCTTCCAGATTCAGGATCGAGAAGTCCCCAGATAACTTGCCATTTACGATATGGGTATCCGTTAGAAGACTCTCCATAGGGAGGCAAAATACGAAAGACGTTGTGTCCGTCCTTTACCTTATGTCTTTTCCATTCTCTGCGGGATTTAAGTGAATCAAGATTTAGTTTTATTTTTGAACTCATGTTTTTCTCCAAAGGTTATATTCATTCGCTTTGTGGCGATATAAATATTATATCATATATCTTATACAAACAATTAAAATTATGTATTATTAGCCTCTAATTTAGTTTTTTCTGCTTCTTCTGCGGTGATCGCGGGTTTACCTACAGTCTTTTTAGGTTTATTAGATACATGATGTTCTATGTCTTTAGCATCAAGCAGGTCAACGCCGTTTTCGTAAAACGGAGTAGTGGACTTTAAAGAACCAGTATAATAAATAACCTTAGTGCCCATTGGCCTAGATTTAATATGGTGATCTAAGTATTTATCAAGAACTTTAGGGTATTCTTTGTTTAAAATTCTGAGCACGATATCGTGAAGATCCTTGTCATTGCCATAAGGAAGACCTTCGTAATTAACTAACTTTATTCGCATTACATCCATGTCTTTATCATATTTATTTGCAATTGAATTTAACACTTCTCTTAAATGATTTATGCCAGTTTGTTTAATTTTTGAAGCCTTTCTAGCATTTTGTGCTATCTCTGGCATAAAATTAGGTTCTGTTATAACAATTTCTCCCTTATTTAAGTTTTTTGGAATCTCTGTTACTAATACAAATTTCGACATATTTTCTCCTTATATTTGTTTATACCAATGATTCAATTTTTTCTATCTCTTTTATCTGTAAGCACACTGGGGTCTTCCAACCTTGCTTTAAAAAGCCTCTAACATAGACCAAAGTATTTTTATTCCAGCCTAATGCGTGTTTACCATTCCAATCCACACATTCAATAAAAGAATATCCGTCTGAAAGATTTACACTAACCTTATTCCAAGGTCTTCCATTTTTCTTTGAAACCCCCTTAGAAAACTCAGATGATTCGAATAGTAATATCATTCCAACTTCTTTCTCATAGTTCTTTTTAAACATGCCTTCGGCCACCTTAATGTTAGAAAGGATTATCGTCTCTCCCATGGTAAGAGGAATAGCTTGGCGACCGGTGTCTTTAAGAGCCGGCCATTTGTTTTTAATAGTTTTAACTATCTCTCTATCAGAGAGAAGATATTTATTAAATGCCCTGTTGTGTTCCTTTTCCATTAAAAAGATTTGCAGTGGACTAAAGTCAAAAATATCTGGCTGAAGTTTTATAGTCTTTCCTCTTAAGTAAGAATATTGCTCTATAAAGCTTTTCCTTCTTTCTGCGTAATCAGAAATAGAATTATCCATCATGTCGTCTGCGGCTCTTCCCTTAACCAAATAAGATATGCCGCCGCTATTAACCTTCGCGTGATCTATTCTTTTAATGAAATCTTCCACAGAGTAAAATGGTGCCTTGCTACATAATTCTCTAACAACTGCGGGTCCTATACCTTTTATAGCAGAAATCGGAGTCACTATAAACTTCTGATCGCCATCAGATCTAACTTCAAATAAACTGGTTGGATGTTTAAGCGAAGGTGATTTTATTAATGAACCAAGCTTAGATATATACTTTCTCATCTTATCTTCATCATCTATGGAAAGATTTAATATGCTCGCCCACCATTCAAGTGGATGATGGTGCTTTAAATACATGGTTATATAACCTAACTCGCCATACGCGTGCGAGTGAGATTTATTGAAAGAATATCTTGAAAACGCTAATATCTGCTGACAAACTGTCTCTATTGCTTCTTCAGACCAACCTCTACTTCTACAAGAGCTACGTATCTTGTCGAAAGTGGCCATAATCACTTCTTGTTTTTTCTTTGCGATAGCGCCCCTAATTATGTCAGACTCTTCCCAGGTATAGCCTACAATTTCAACAAGGAATTTCATGACTTCTTCTTGGTATACAAATACACCATTACTGTCTTTAAGTATTGGCTCAAGATCAGGGTGCAAGTAGTCAACGGATTTCTTAGCATTCCTTATATCCATGTAATATTGAGCTGCGGTAGTATCATACAGAGGAGCATCTAGCGCACCTGGACGACATAGAGCGGTCATGGCAGCGAGATCTGCTCTTCTGATTGGAGCAAACTCTTGAATATACCCCTTAATTAGCTCAGTATTAAATTGAAATGAAGAATCTGTGTCCTTTGAATAGAAATCACCGTAAACGTTTTTATCTTCTGGCAATCTATATATCAAAGGGAGGCCATCTTCCTCCTCAAGGTAATTTACACCGCCGTTTTTCTTTATAAGCTCAACACAGTCAGAAACAGCGGTTAATGTTTTGATACCTAGGATATCGGCCTTGACTAGACCGCATTTTTCTACCATAGATGCATCATACTGAGTACATGTTATATCACCTAATTCTTTATCCTTCATTATCATGGTTGGAACTCTATCTGCCGATAGGTCCAAGGTAGATATTACAAAGGCAGAGGCGTGTCTTGACCAGCCACGAATTGCGCCTATTAACTTTTTAACCATTTTTTCAACTTCTGGATAAGAAGCAAAAAAGTTAGCAAGTTGTTGATTTATTTCAACTTCACCGGCATTATAGTTGCCTTCATTGTCAGTATATCCATAGAGAAAATCATGCTCATCAACGCCTTGAGGACTATCTTGAATAGTGTCGCATAGAGCCTTAATTTCAGGATCATTTCTATTTCTTCCATAGAGCGCATACATCGCATCTTTAATGGCATTTTTAGTTTTAATTTTTTGAAATGTAGCTATCTGAGCAAAACCTAAACTATATTTTTCTCTAAGATAGTTCATGATTAAGACTCTGGCTCTATCGCCGATATCTGCATCTATATCTGGAAAAGAACCAGCCCTTATTCTGGCATGAGATAAAAAGCGCTCAAACGGAAGATTTGCTTTTATTGGATCGACATGAATTATTTTTAGATAATAACTAAGCAAAGATCCGCCTGCAGAACCGCGCGCGATATTCTGTAGGATGCCTTGAGATCTTGCGAATGTGCCTATATCTTCGTAAACTAAGAAATATGGAATAAAGTTAAGTTTTTCGTTCTTCATTATCACTTCAAGCTCTTGCTTAAAACGATTTTTATAAACAGGGTCGTTTTTCCATCTTCCGTGTTTCTTTATGAGCTCCATCATATAATAATATGTTTGCTCGTCGTAGTTTGAAACCTTATCCTGAATATGTTGAGGTATTTGTATTTTAGGTAAATGGTATTCAAACTTTATTTCTATATCTTTAGCGCTATTAGCAACTTCATAAGTATTTTCAATCCATTGTTCGAATTTATCTTCAGTTAACCAGTCGCCTAAATGATTTTTAAGCTTATCAAACATTTGATTAGCTCTAAGCTGATGATAAGACTCATAGAAATACCAACCATTTGAATTACCATTTTTAAGCAGACAATCCTGAATTATCTTGTCTTCCGGCATTATAAAATGCGCATCTGTAACTGGAACGCATTTACCACCGTATTTATCCACCATCTTAGCAAGAAACTTATTATACCACTTTTGCTTATTTCCATCACATGAACATTCATCGCCTGGAATTTTATCAAAACCACCAGTTCCCTTATTAAAATTATGAGTAACATCGTTGCAATGAAACTCAACATATAGATCATCACCAAACGTATCTTTATACATTAAAAAAAGCTCTTCTGCTCTTTTCTCATTGCTATTCCAAAACGCTGATCCTATGGGGCCGGCTATGCAACCGGTGCCAAATTTAATGCCCTTTTTATATTGCTTAATTTGATCAAAAGTCACTCTAGCCTTTATAGATCCAAAGTAGGTAACTGTATCATTGTAAGCCAAGGAAGACAACTTCATGAGGTTATGATAACCTTCATTTGAACAAGCCCAAGCGGTTATATGATAATGGCTTTTGTCATCTGAATTTAGTTTAACGTACAATTCTACGGCAGGAATAAGAGTTACGGCATCAAGAGGATGATTAGTACCGTGTTGTTTGTTGTAATTTTTAATAAATTCTTTAGTCCTTAATGCATCAAACATCGATATAGCTGTACCGTGGTCAGTTATAGCCAATGCTGGAGTACGAGTTTCTAAGCACCAACCGACCCATTCTTCTGGAGAAGGAACAGCATCCAGGAGAGAGTATTTACTATGATTATGCAATTGACAAGGCTCTTTAAAATTACGCATCTTTACTGTTATACAAAATAAAAAGGGCACAGCGCGCGCTGTGCCCCAATTAAGATATTTAGTTAATGTACCTTAAACCATTTGAAAATTAAACAAAAAATTAACATTAGTGTTAACGGAATCTGACACATCAAGCTGTAATGAACATTCATAGTCATAAACGTCCTGTGCAGCAAGTCCATCTTTTATTCCAGCAAAGAAAGACTTAAGCAGCATATTGTTGCCGCTATTAGCTCTAAGATAGCTAGCATTCACCGTACCTGTGCCAGTTACTTTAACAGTAAATTTAGATTGACCTTTTGCCGCAGCTTCAACTAAGCCATTACTTAATGTACTCATATTAGCTGTAACATATGCAGCACCAGCATCAAACGCCTCATTCATCTTTGATTGAAGGCCTGTTGCACCATCAAAATAATCTGTTTTTAAACTCATACTCTATGTTCTCCATTAAGACTAGAAGTTGGATTAACGTCACCGGATTTTATCTCTTCTATCTTTTGAAGAAGAAAGTCGATCTTTGCTTGTTCGTATTTTACCGCACTGCTGTAAGCAGAACTAAGATCTTTAACAATCTGTCGAGCCTGGGCTAATTTTTCATCGGCAGCGCGTTCTTCTTTTAATTCTTTAATTTTTTGTTCTGCTCTAACGATAAGATCAGATGCCACATCCTCATTGATATTTTCATGGTTGTCTACAAAAGATTTACTAAGCACTTTTTTCAAAGATTCAATTTTCGCCATAAGAATTCCTTATAATTTTTGTTTTAATTCTCTTGCTCTTTCTACCACGGATTCCAATCCTTTAGTTTTATTTTTAGCGATATATTTATTAAGTTGTTTTTTAGCTATTTTAAGGTCAATCACTTTATCAAGTATCTGTTTTTCAAGTATGTTTAATTCTTCGATGTACTTTTTAAGCAACCTATTTATTCTTTCTTCGTATGTTTTTTTATTATGACACTCATCGCATATTCTTTGAAGGTTTTCTTTACTGCACCAAAGTCTTGCTATAAACTCATTCCAGTCCTGAAATCCATCATCTACGGATATAACAGGAGATATGTGATCAACTGATATCTGGCTAGAACTTACCCAAGAATTGCAGACCTGGCATTGACGCTGTACTGAATTCTTTTTATGTCTAGTTCCGTCTTTTTTGTATCTTGGTACTTCGCGCCTAGATTGAGACATGATCTCTTGAACTATTGGAGATCTTGCAAAAGCCCTACGAAGCGCTCCTCGTATTACGGAGTTCTGATTATATTTGGGCTTTTTCACTTATATATTATACAAGATTTAATCTACGGATTGCAGCCGCAAGGCGCGCCTTGAGCACAATCTATAGCGTTACGGCCCTCATTTTCATGTAACCACTCAGTGATTGCATCTTGATACGTATTGGCGTCTTTTTCATCTAGATCGTGACTATCACAGTCGCCATAATCATGGTCTATGTAAGAATAAGCGTGTCCATCATCGTGATCCCACTTAATATGACCTACATTAACATTCTTATTAAATTTATCTATAGCATCTTTTAATTTAGGAGACATGTCATGCTTAATGTCTATATTTGGTCTAGCTGTTTCTGCTGCTGGTTTCGGATTAGCGTCAACGCAGCTGTAGTGATGCATGTTGTCGCCTCTACTGGCGCCACTGCACTTACAATCTTGCTGCTTTATATGCGGAGTATGTTCCCAGACAGCCTTTTCAATAAGATCCCATTGGCCATTAGAAGTTGTTTTTAAAATTTCCATCTTTGGTTTTTTGGGTGCGGGATTTTTGAATTGCTGAGCTACTTTGTTAGGGTCCTTGAGAGTATTTGGCGCTATGCCAGGTATTTTTGTGATTTTTTGAGTCTTTATAGAGCCTAATTTTTTCACTCCGGGCATCTTAGGAGAGGGAACCAATGGATTATCCTTAATCTGCTTAATAAATTTTAGCAAAGTATTAAGTTCTTTAATGCTCTTTAAAAGTTTTTCCATTTAAGCATTATATCATGTATCTATAGTTATTGCAGATATTCCGTTTCTTTTTTCTACGGTTAATGTCTTTGAAAACATAGATTTAAGTTCAGCCATATGATCTATAACTATTATCTGCTTACTATTAGACATCGTTTTAAGCATATCTACAACAAGCTCTCTACCGTCTGCATCTAATCCATCAAAAGGCTCATCCAGTACGACAGGAGATATAGATATGCCATTTCTAAGTTCAAGAACCTCTATTAAAGCAATATCTACACATAAAGAAAGCGCTCTATATTCTCCGCCAGAAAGACTTCCGACAGAAACTTCCTTACCATTTATGGTAAATTTTTCAGAGAACTTAGTACTTAGTTCACCGTCTTCCTTTTCTTTATAAGGAATAAGCTCGTAAGATGCGAAATCCCACATTTTCTCTATATGCTTGGCTACAGATTCATTAAAAAGATCTATAACAGAATCTAATACGTACGCTTGAGCACCAGTAGAAGAATATATGTTAGATATAGTTTTATATAGATCTATTTTTTGACTCGTTTCTGTTATTTTGCTAGTTAAATTTTGTACTTCTTGAGCTAAGCTTTCTATTTTTAATTTTAATGTGGCATTATTTTTAAGTTTACTGTCTAATGCTTCGATTTTTTGAGAATTAAGTTGAATCTTGCTTCTTAAATCAGAGCACATAGATTGTGCCAACTCATAATCGGTTGATTCATTCTTCTTTTTATCCTTTATTTTTTTTAGTAAATCAACGTAAGATGGATCCTTTTTAAGTTTTTCTTCGCAAAGATCTATATCTTGTTTTATATTAAGCATTTTCTGCTTAATTTCGCTCATTTCTTTATTATGGTTGGCGGCTGCCATTTTATTATCTAATTTACCACCGCATGCATAGCAAGAAGAAGCGCCAGAGAAAGGCTTAACGCTTGTCGCAAGTTTATTATATTCCTGATTAAGTATCTCTTTCTTGGCTTTAACTTTGGATAAGGCTAATCTTTTTGTGTTTATATCATCCTCTAATGATTGATATTTAGTAAGATCGGGCCTTAAAACGCTAGAATATTTAATTAAGCTGTCTTTAAGAGGCTTATTTTTCTCTTCTATAATAGAAATTTGGCTTTTAATATCGTCTTCGTTGTGTATGCTCTCTGAATAAGCTTCAATTTTTGATTCTATATTACTTAATTGACTTTTAAATAAAGTTAAATTATTGTCTAACGTTTTAATTACTTCGTCAGATTTCTTTTTTGCTGCTGAAAAACTATCTATATTAAGAAGCTGCAACATAAACTTCTTTTTCTCTGCATCGTTAGCTGCTAAAAACCTTATAGAATTAGTCTGAGAACTATAAACTATCATCATAAATTGATGGTAGTTTAAGCCTATCTTTGATTCAAACTCTTCTTGAGTTATAGTTAACTGATTTCCATTCTCTGAGAAAGAAACTCCTTTAGGCCTTGATCTTGCGACAGTGTATTTATTAGAACCAACTTCGACTGTAACCTCAACAGTTCCTTGCTTACATCCCCTTCGTAATATTTCTGATGCAGTAATCTTTCTAGGCAATTTATCAAACAAAGCGAATGATAACGCGTTAAATATTGATGTTTTTCCAGCGCCATTTGATCTATTAGTGTCATAATCCCAACCTTTAACAAGCATTAGGCCATCTTCATCAAATGAAAGAGACGCATCCTCTATGCTAAGGATATTAGATATCTTAATGTTCTTGATTTTCATCTTTTTTTAGGTGGTTTATTTATTACGAGCTCGCCCTTGTCGTTAAATACTAACCATTTTTGCTCTAAGCAGGTCTCTATTGAATAGGTTTGTATTAGGCGAGGAACTTCAACATTCCAATAATAATCGTCTTGCCTATCTTTAAGTATTTCTTTTTGATCTTGAAATTGTTTAGTGCCCGTAAAAGAATCAACTACTTCTTTTACAGCTTGGCTTCCAGCACTTGGAAGTTGCCTTTTCATATCTTTTTGACAAGCATGGCATTTAATGTGCTCTGTGCTAGCGTTTACGTATTTTAACGCTATATCGCCGCAATTATCACAAACAAATTTATACTTTGGCATGTTTTATTTATACTAAAAACGTATACCTATGCCCGCTCCAGTGTTTATGGAGCCTACTTGAGAATGTAAACCAATAAATAAAGGTCCAAAAAGATCGTAAGTAATGTGGCCATATAATTGTTTCTGTAAATTCAATCCAACTTCAAGCCCAAATTTCTTTTTATTTATTTCCGTTATCTTGATTTTTTCAAGTTCTTGTGTCTGCTTTTTATATTCTTCTTCTTTTTTATCAAACTCTTTTTTTATCGAGGAAACGCGCTGTTCGTGTATCTTTTCCCACTTGTCTTCAACCGACTTTAATCTAAACTCAAATTCTTGTTGAATCTTTGTTATTACTTGAGAAGACTCATTAACTTCAGATTCAGAGAATTTTTTTATTTCTATTGTGCCATCTGGTTTTATAAGCTTAAAATAAGAAACTTTTTGCTTGTTCTTAAGTTCTTTATTTTCAATAGTGATTTTATCAAGCTTTGATCTTAAGTCTTTATTAACAGTTACAACTCTATGTTTCTCTTTTTTTAAAGATTCATTGAGCTTATTAAGCTCTATCTTATGCTCTTCAGATAACTTTGATATTTGCTGCTCATATTTAATTTTTTCTTTTTCTTGTATTTCTTTAGTTGGATAAAATATAACACCTATAGCAATACCGCAAAGTCCAACTAATAAAAATTGAACTAGTTTGTTTTCTGCTATAAAGCGTTTTATAGTATCCATTACTCTTGCCCTACAAAGCCAGTGTTAGGGTCCATCATGGATTTAAAGGCATCTCTACTAAGAGCAAGTTGATTTTCTAGTGTAAAATCTCTAGGAGTAACAACTATGCCGCCTAATGTTATTAACAAAGAAGCTACAGAAAGAGCATTACCTAAACTTACTCTACATACCTTAACAGGTTCAATTATTCCTGCGGATTCTGCTTCTACAATCTTATGTGCATTAGCATCAAATATATACTGAGGAACCATGTCTATATTAGAGACATGGACGTGAAGAGCATTCCATATATCGTTAACATCTTCGCCACAATTAGACAGCAACATCTCAAACGGAGCTCTAAGCGCCTTTGCCATTATCTCCCAAGAAGGCGGAGCATTTCTATTTTTTGAAACCATATCAGATAATACTAGATGGGCTGCACAACCGCCAGGAATTATACCTTCTGCAATAGCGGAGCGAACAGCCTCAACGGCGTCTTCAACTCGAGCTTTTTTCTCTCTAGCTTCTAATTCAGAGCCTCCTCCTACCCATATAGTAGAAACGCCTCCAGTTAGCTTGCTTATTGCTGCCTTAGCGAACATCTTTTCTCTCTCATTTGGCGCGATCTGCATTATAGACTTTAATTCAGCTATACGAGCCTCTATTAAGGCAGAATTAACTTCTGAAGTTATAAAAGTTTCATATAGCGTAACCTTTGCATTTTGAAAAGTACCAAATCCTTCACCATCTTCTTTAGTTTCATCTGTTATCCATGCATCTAAAGTACCGGGATCATGGACAGTAGCGCCGGTATAAGCTGCCATATCATGAAGAAACATGGTTCTTGAGTTTGCCACTCCACCAAGTGGAGTTTTAACAGGTACTACTGTATATCCACCTTTTGTTGTCTTTGCAAAAGCAGATAGCACTACATCAGAGAATCCATGAGCTATGACAATTATGGGTTTACCGTAAAAATCTGTCTGTTCTACAGCTTGTTGTATAGCACCAGGAACCTTTAGATCATTTATGGTGCCGTCGTATAAAAACACGAGACCGTTATCCATCTTAGATTGTTGATTAGCTCTATCGTTTATGAAAGCAAGACCGATAGATCCAAGATCCTTTAAGCCTGTAGTAACTATGCAACCATCTATAGTTTCAACTCTTATACCGGATTCATCTGCTTCCTCTATAAGGACTTGACCGTCTTCGCCTGCAGCTATTACTGCATCTACTGCAGCAGTAGCTATAGCAGTGTCACCGTTTGCAGATATCGTGGCAACATTTATAAGTTCATGTCTTTCTTTAACTGGTTTAGCGTTCTTTTTAAGAAAAGGAACTACAACATTGGTATAAAGCTCGTTAAGCTCATTCACCATTCTCTGTGGGTTGTATTTAGGATTTTTCTCGAGAAATTCAAGACCATTTTTTGTTATAGCGTTAGCTAATACAATAGCAGTTGTCGTGCCATCTCCTGCTTGCTTAGCGGTTCTTAAACATATCTCTTTTGCAGATTCTATAATTATATTAGCTTCAGCGTTGGCAACACCAAGAGATTTAGCGACAGTGACACCATCTTTGGTTACTAGAGGAGATAGACCGTCGCGCTCTATCAGAACTGCCCTACCGCCAGGTCCAAGTGTTGCACCTACAACGGTAGCCATATCGTTAATAGTATTACTAACGATTTTTCGTATATCATTTCTATCTGCAGTTATGCTTTTAGCTTTGCTTTTTTCGTAAACCATTACTTTAATTTCCTATGATTTTTCTTGATTTTCTTTACCACGTTATCCATCTGCTTATTGTACTCTTGAACTATTTTTTCATATTTTTTAATCTGTTTTGGATCATTTTCATAACCATAAAAACTATGACCAAGCTTTAATGCTGCCTTAAGCGAACCTGTTCCACCGCAATAAGGATCGAATATAACAGATCCAGGAAGACAATCTGTCATTCTTATAAGAAGTTCTGCGAGATCTACCGGATATGCTTCGTCAAGAGACCCTGTTTCTATTTCCCACGTATTTCCTGGGCACGAAATATCTTCGTTGGTGCTTAAATATTCTCTTACTGGTAATCTGTCAAGTTTCCACACCTCTCCATTACAAAAATGAAGAACATATTCGTGTGAATTGACTAAATTAGTTTCTGATCTTTTTCCAGGGTACCAGGTCTTTTTAATAAGAATATTATCTATATGATTAAAACCGGCATCTACCATGGCTTTAGCTACTTCAAATGGACGCCATTTTGCTTCTGTTGGTGCATAACAAACCAAGAAAACAACTCCGTTAGGTATTACAGAGTTTTTAAGTTTTTTAGCAAATTCTTTAAATTTTTCTGTATCGTATCCATCCCTTTTTCTTATAGGGATTCTTGCGATGCAGATTTCGACGTTCTTTGGCCAAACCGCATCTTTATGCATCGGATCCATATTGTGAATCCTTACATTTGTTTGAAAGATACTAGATAAATTGTTCAAGCAGTTTCTCCTATGCTTAGAGAATTATACTTAATCTTGAAGTTTCTTGTCAAGATCTATGTCAAACTCTTTTTCAAAAGAGTTCCAAACTATTTTTTCTAAATGTTTTTTAAAGTTATCTAGATCAGAGACTCTATAAGTTATTTCATAGTTCTCTTTGCCTTTTTTAGGTGAAAAATAGGTTTTAACGGGTTTATAATAACCTACTGTAGTATCCTCTTGTGTATCAGAGGTTAAAAATAAAGTTATTTCATGTTCGTCTTCATCGATATACAATATCGGATGAACATGTCTACTCCATGGAGTAATCTTAAGATTTTCTAATTTTTCTCCATATCGCATATAAAAAAGCTTTTTCAGCTCATCGTATATGTCGGATTTATTTTCCCGTGCTTCCAAAGCCGCCTTCAGATCTAGCAGTATTTGAATCTACTAATTCAACTTGCTGTACAAAGAAATGAGGTGCATACGGTGCCATGATGAGTTGAGCTAATTTTTCACCTTTTTTAACAACTATCGGTTGCACTCTCATGACTGGATATCCCTGCTCATCCAATCTTTCTATAAGATTAACGTTTGCCATGACTACATGCGGAACGCCTCTATACTCCTCGTCTATAACACCAGCATGAACTAGCAACCCTTGAGCACCAAGACCAGATTTTCCTGTTATATTAGCCCAAGTACCTTTTGGCAATTTTAGCTTAATATTAAGTGGAACCTTAAGAGTTTGGCCTGGATATATCGTAATATCTTCTACTGCATATAGATCAAATCCAGCGTCTGATGAATGTTTTTTATCGGGTAATTTACCGCCCTCTAAAACCTGACATTCAACCCTATACATGTCTTGTGTCATCTTACTAAGTTGCTTTTTCCATTCCGTGTTAACGATAGCATTATTTTGCATAATGTCTTTATACTCAAAAGAATTATTTTTTAAAAAATATTTTTTTAACTTAAAAGTGCTATTCTCACGGGTACCATTAAAGATAAGCAAACACCACCACTCCATTCTATTCTTCCCTATAGCTTACACCAGCTACGTGCGCTTCGCGCACGTTCGTTCACTACGTGAACGAAGAATAGAGTGGAGAGAATTTGTAAAATTAGGATGAAAGAGGGGTTAATTTAACGGGGCTAGATGGATTCGAACCATCGCATTCTGCTTAAATATGTTAATCCCTAAGCATTGACTCTACCGCTGAGCTATAGCCCCATAAAATTATATGAGATCTTTTTCTATGTCGGAAAGCTTTTGATTTATCTCTTCTTCAGAGGGATCTTCTTGTGTATTGTCTTCTTTTAAGAATAAAGAGCGTTCTGCTTGTCTTCTTCTTGTAAGACCTGCAAGCTCTTTGCCACCAGCTTTATTCCACCTTAAAAATTGCTCCGCAGCATCATTAAGTTTACCTTCATTTACCATCTTTAAAAGAGTTGATTTCTTTAAAGAGCCGGGTCCAACGTTATAGCAGAAAGATACTAAGGCTGCAAATTGATTATCTGCTATTGAACTTTTAACTAGATTATTAACGTGTTGTTCGTGCTCTCTCAGATGAAACGCAAGCAGTTCTTCTGCTCTTTCTTCGGTTATCTCTTTGTCTTTTAAAGAAACTTTTGTCCCATTCTCATAGTAAGTGCTTCCGTACCCTATGGTAGGTACCCCAGCGCTGCAAAGATATGGCTTCAAACGCAAACCTTCAAAGTCTTTGATTAAGTTAAGTCCAGCTTTATTTGTAGAGCGAGCCATAATACATAAATTATACTATGGAAACAGTTTAATGTCTTGCTCAAAATCACTATTAGAATAGTAGTTATTAACTAATGATCTTAGTGCTACTTCTATACCTCTAGTAATAGCGCTTTCTATAAGCTCAAATTGACGATATGGAGGAACATAGGCGCCATATTCGTTCTTTAATGGGCTAAGTTCAGTTGAGACAACTTCACAAGCCACTCTATATGCGTCTTTTATAACTTCTTCTTTACTTTTAACAAAACTCATACGATCTTTACCTTATCTGTTATTTCTCTATAATAAGAGATTCTGCTGTTGGCATGTCTTGACAACATCGATGATCCTGTTGGAATATAGTCTAACACGATGCACTTAGTTTTTTGACCTTGTTTTCTTAGACCTCGACCGACAGCTTGGATTACGGGCCCCTTGGAGGCCATGAAATTTGCAAGTATTAACACATCTACATTCTGCGTGTCCGTTCCTTCACCTATACGGCCGTCTGTTCCAACTAGACCTCTAACTTTTCCTTTATTTAAAGCGTCGACGTAATCTTGAGATTTAGAATCTACGCCGGTTGCAAAAGGAATATTGAGCTGTTTGCTAAGTTCTTCTCCATGCGCCACCTCATCTACAAGGATAAGGACAGATTTGCCGGATTCCATCATCTTCTCAGCGTCTTCTCTTATCCTATCTTTCATTATATTGTTGTTTAAAACATGCTCTTTATAAGATTTAAGTTTATCGTCTTTAAAGTCTTTTCCGCCTGTATCTACTTTTCTAACTATAAAATAGGGCTCCGCAAGCCAACCATTTTCTACGCCCCATCTTATATCTCTTCTCATTATGACAGGGCCACATCCAGCGGTTATCATTATGTCCTTACCATCAGATCTATAATCTGTGGCTGTAAGACCAAATATCTTACCGGTGTTAGATAAACCTTCAGCTATATCGAAGAAAGTGTTTGCCGGCGTATGATGGGTTTCATCGATTATCAGTAAGCCAAGATCTGCATTTTTAAAATCGTTTACGCCCTTACATATAGATGCGGCTATTCCAACCGTGATATCGTTTATTTTTTTCTTGCCGCTACCGTAGAAACCCACCTTATTTTTGCCAAAGCATGACTCAAAAAGCGTATAAAATTGCTTAGCAACTGATTCGCTTGGGCAAACAACTAATGTACGCTTCTTGTATTGCTGTATCATGTGTGTCGCGAGCAAGGTCTTTCCGAGACCTGTTGCGAAATTTATTACGCCTCTATTATTAGAAAGCATTGCTTCTACTGCTTCTTTTTGATACGGCCTTAGATCATATGGCTTCTTCGCCCAAGGAAGTGATATCTTGCTACCGGTTTCTTTTCTGCCATCTTGTATAGATGCTTTATCCGAAAAAATATTTAAGAACATGTCCAAAAAACATGTAGACATGGTTAGTACGTTTCCATCTATAGAGAACAGGCTACCATTGACTTCTTTTTGTAACTTGGCAAACGCTGGAGAATTTCTATGCCACAGACTTTTTGCCATTCTTCTAAGTTGATACTGTTTTGATTTGTCTGTGTATGATAGATTTTGATTTGCCCAAGATATCATCTGAGGAGTTGGATCAACGACGGTGATTTTATCGTTGTTGATTAACACTTTACTTATCATATCAATATGATACCAAGTAATGAAAGATAAGTTCAATATTTATCGACAATTAAATGATATCCTTGTATAATAAAAATAACCATTTGGAGGTTTTATGAGCGATATTTCTTACGCTAACAAATTAAAGACTCAGCTTTACTGGTGGCTTGGTAAGCGCAGGCCGTTTGTAATCAACGACGAATACAGAATCGAACTTCTCTTCATAGACAAAGAAAATAATTCCGTTAAAATTCAAGTTACTAACTTGAAAACCGGTGATTCAACTATAAAAGAAGAGTCGATCAATGCTTGAAGAAAAAAATCTTATATTTGAAGAGTGGAAGGCCTCTTTATCTAAGAAAGATAGAACAGTAAAGAGCGTTGAAGAGAATTTTCAATGTCTTTTTGAAAATCTTAAAAATGCAAATGTTACATTTGACGAAGCGTTTGAATTCTTAGAAAAGGCCACAAATGCTCATTACCCTAAGCACGCCGTTGCTGTCAATACCTATAACAGGTTAAAGTCTATTCCAAGAATTAAAGCATTAGGTGAAAAGCTCTTTATAAAAGAATGGCATAAAGATATAGAAGAAAAATGCAAATCTGCTTTCTTTTCTATATATCCAAGAACAAAACAAAAAATATCAAAAACAAAAGACGACGACGATGGTGAGCCAAAAGTTTTTGGTAACATGTCAGCTAAAGAGTATCGTCTGCAGCGTCAGTACGCAGATCAATTTCCGGTCTTGAATACTGAAGAGCTCGAAAAACGTTTGCGCGATACTTCGTATAATCCCTTGGAAGATTATAAACGCGTTTTAAGCGAGGCAGAAGATGGCAGTTTTAAGTAAAGAGCATCAAGAACAACTTCTAAAAAGAGCTGGTATATCTAGTTCATCTTCAGATATCACTGTCTCTATCGATGAGATCGATTCTTTTGGCGACAAGGAATCTCTCCTAAAGATGTATAAAAACATAGCATCTTACAACAAGATGCTAAACGAGAGAATAACATTGATCAATGATTCTCTTACTGCCGCCATACCTTTTACGCGAGAAAATCTATATCTGTTTTGCGCATATACTGGTTCAGGTAAATCAACCGTTGCTGCAAACATATCATATCCTTTGTGGAAACAGGGCAAAAAAGTACTGGTTGTATCCAACGAGGAATCTGAGCAAGACGTTCTTCTTAGGGTTGCTTGTTTAGATAAAGGATACAACTTTAACGAGTATAAAAAAGGGCAAATGCCTCCAGAGCTTCTTAGAGAGCTCTGTGCTATGCTTCCAGAGATAGCCAAATATGTTAAAGTACTAGATGTCGTGTGGAGAGAAGGCCTTACTACTAAGGTTGAAGGTGTTAAGGCCGCTCTAGAATCCGTTAAAGGGCATGGTTACTCTTGTGTGCTTATCGATTATTATCAGTTGATCAAATATTCCTTACGACAGCCAGATAAGACTACGTACGAGGTTCTAAACGACCTTAGAACGTGGCTTGGTCAATATATCAAGAGCTCTGAAGTACCAGTGTGTTTGTTCGTTCAGCTTTATTCTGTAGGTAAAAAAGGCGGAACAAAAGATATCGATGCTAGAATAAAAGAATGTTCTGCAATCGTAGAACCTGCAACCGTTATTATCGAAGTTATTCCTAACTGGGAAGATGCCACTACGGACTTTGTTATTCATAAAGATCGATTTGGGGTTGCGGGGCATAAGATTGTATGCCCTTTCGAGAAAGGTAGATACCTAAAACAGATCTCCGAGAGAGAAGTTGCAGAGAGACAGCTTGATAAGCTAGAAGCAAATTTGCAAGAAAAATAATATGAGTAATGTAAAAGCACTATCGACACGACACTGCTTGATATGTAAGGGCGGAAGAAAAAACGCATGCTTGCATTGGCACATAGATCAAGATACTCAAGATATCTGGGTGTACTGTGTAGGTAAATGTCAAAGAGGTTATTCAATTCGTTCATACTGTTATCACGCTGGAATACAATTAGCAGAATTCTTAAAGGGAGATTTTGAGTTTAAAGAGGCAAAGCCTGATGAAGTAAATGTCATGAGCTGGCCAGCTAGATTCATCCCCATGTCCGATCCAAGAGCTAAAAATGGAGTAGATTATCTTAAAACTAGAGGCTTATCGCCTCAAGGTGACATGTATTACGACATAGAAAGAAATGGCATAGTTTTTCCTTATTACTTCGATAATCATTTCTGCGGAGCACAAACCAGATTTATAGAACCTAGAATTAATCCAGACGGAGAAATTCAAAAGATGGATACTATGCCAGGAACTAGATTAGGCAATCTTATATATGGCTGGAATCAATCCAAATTCATGGGTAACATAAAGGGTGTATTAATAACAGAAGGTGCATTAAATGCTATAGCAATTAATCAGGCATTTAATATAGCATACGGTGGAGTACACAATAATCCATGGCGTGCAGTTGCTTGCTCTGGCGCAGGTGCTACCGCACATCATAGGCAAATATTTAAAGATCTTAAGGATCAAGGTTTAAAAGTTGTAGTTGCCCCAGATTCTGATGAAGCAGGTGCAAAGATGCTTAAGAAATTTAAAGAATCAGAATCATGCACGCATTTTGCACTAACTAACACTACAGAAGATTGGAATGATTGCCTTAAGGCCATGGGACACAAGGATTTTGCAAAGTTTGTATTGTCTTGTATAAGATCTATATGAAAAGATCTGCTCTTGAAGAAATAGAAAAAAGAATAGCCAAGAAAAAAGAGCTTAAAAACAAGATTCTTCAAAAAAATACTGCAAAGGGTTATGTTTTACAGTTCATAAAAAATATAGAAGAACTTAATGACCTTAAGTTTAATGATTCTTTTTCTCTAATGAGCTCCGTTAAAAGAGCAAAAAATCTACTTCAAGAGCAAATAAACACGATTGATCCTTTAGCATCTATAGACATAGATTGGATTAACGACGAATATAATGATAATGCTTTTATGTTATGTGTGAATCATGTCACTATAACATGGTCTAAAAAATATCAAGAACTTAATAAGTGCGAAGAAAAAAGTATTATAAGCGCGATAGATGCAGTTATATTTTAATTATGTAATTTAGACCTATAGAAGCAGGGGCTGTTTCATTTGTGTCGCCATTTGCTTGAAAAGCAGCAGTAAGATTGTGCGTATTGTTTACTGAAGTAGCTACTGAAGTAGTAACTGAAGTAGCTACCGCTGGAATCCTAGTTTCGGGAGGACTTGATGAACCTACACTTAAAAAGTAATCTTTAGACACCGAGCCGCTTGTTATACTTACAACGGCCTGTTTAGTTACAGCTGAACTAGTGTGTCTTATAGCTGGAAAAGGGTATGAGCTATTTTGATTTACGGTTGATGCTGCTGTAGATGTTGCTGTAGATGTTGCTGTAGATGTGATATTTCCTGTTACTCCGTGAGTATGACGCAGTGTTCTATCGCTTGTCTTAGAACCTCTAAGAGCAGAAAAATTTTTTCCACTTATGTTTTGACTACCTACACCTCTTACAAAAATACCTCTGCAGTCAGGTAGTTCACCTTGAACACCGTATGCTGTACCTAGTATCGCATATAACGCAGAAAAATCAGCTTGTTTGCCCTGCACTATTCCTACTCCATTAGGTAATTGTTCTCCGTTGCATAGTAGCCAGCCATCTGGGGCGCTATCACCGGCATACATGCTAATAGTGCCAGTAGGAATTACAGCGGTCGATGCACCTGTACCTGATTCAGGCACGCTCACGTTAGACGTATTTAAATTTGTTCTAGGCATATTTTAATTCAATGTGTCGTTATTTTGATCGTTTGGTTTTTCGATAATAGATTCTTCTATTGCAGGCTCTTCTACTACAGGTACATCTCCGTTTTCATCAAGGCCGTAACGGAGTCTTTGTGCAATTACGATCTGCTTAACGCGCTCAAAATGTTCTTCTGCAATATCGCATTCTATATCTTCTTGAGCTAAAACCGCAATTCCTTTTTCATCTAGAATATGCAAACCTTCTTGTGAGAACAAAGCTTCATTTTTTCTTATTTTTATTTTCATAATTTACACCTTTATTATATAGTTAACACCAACATTTGCTGGGCGAGTTTCGCTGCCACCGGCGTTCTGTATTGCCGTCGTATTCGTCCCCGGAAGTGTGCCATTTGGAAAATAATCTGTAGGTAAATTGGTGCTACTTCCTCCGGAATCATAAACAATTATATTGTGGTTATGGCTTTTAAAATCATCGGCCTGCACGGCGCCTCTAGTGGTAGAATATATACCGGTAGTTCCAGCGCCCCTTAAAAAATATCCCTGTGTGTTCGGTAGATTAAAAGTGGTAGATCCATCTCCAGTACCATAAGCGGTGCCTAATGAAGCAAATAAAGTAGCATATGTTGTTCTACTAACTGCCTGACCTTGACATAGAAGCCACCCATCTGGCGCCACCGAGCCGGCAAACGGAAGAACTACTCCCGGCGGAACTATTGATTGTACACTAAGAAAACCCATAATTGCTCCGTTATATTAAATAGAAGTTTGTTCCATCGCTTGTTATTGCTAAGCTGTCCCACTGAAAATTAAGAGGCTTTGAAGCCGCCCCATCAATTGTTCCTGATGGAGGAGAGATAGTTACAACATTCAAACTGCTGTCTATTTTTTTAATATTGATTACCGCACCTCTCACAGAACTTGGCGCAGGAAGAGTCATCGTTCTTGGCCCGCCAGACGCATTTACTAAAACTATACTATTATAGCTTGTAAGAACAGTATTTACACTATAAGTTTGAACATCTCGCATTTGTGTAAAACGATTATCCATTCCAAACTCGGATTCTTTTTTAGTTCCAAGTTTGATCGCCACAATATTTAGTCCTGCGGGTATTGTAAAGGTCAACGTAACCTGAGAGGAAGTATTATCAAAACCTATTGACGTAAATGTGTAGTCGTTTGCTGCGCCTTCTCTAAGAAGGTTTCCGTCAACAAAAAGTTGAAACGCCTCTTTGTTGTTTTGGTCAACGCTGAATGTCATATTAATAACAGTTTGAGAAGCCGTAGAATCAGCTTCATATTTTGATATGACAGGAAATTGAGGTTGATAAGGCATATCGCCCGCAGATGATTTTCGAATATTTGCTTTTTGATTAATTTTTTGAAGTATAGCCATAATTTATTTTTAGTATGCGATGCAATAATTAACGCCAACATTTGAAGGGCGAGTTTCATTTGTGTATCTTATATTACCAAAAGATGGGTGAGTATTTGGTAAACTCGTTTGAGTAGACGCATCAAACGCCCAGTCCGATCCGCTACCACCTCCAGATAATTGAAACCTTACAGTATATGTGTGTGTATGGCCTTGAAACGCATCGTCTTGATAAGCTCCGTTTGTTGTTCCGAGACCAAGATTATTATTTCCGCTGCCTCTCAGAAATCTTCCTTGAGTATTGGGTAAATTAAATGTGGTCGATCCATCTCCCGCACCATGTGTAGTTCCAATTACGGCAAATAAAGCAGCATACGTTACTCTACTAACCGCCTGACCTTGACATAGAAGTGTTCCCGGCAACGCAGAAGCGCCGGCGCAAGGCAGTATCGTTCCCGCTGGAGATCCTGATGTATGCATACCTGTTATTTTTGCCATATCAAATTCCTAATAGAGCCTGTATTTCTTCTTCGTCAAGTCCCAGCGTTAAAAGTTTTTGCTTTGCTGATGCTTTTTTTTCTTCTATTTTTTTTATATCTTCTTCTTGCGCAGAGAAATCAGACTGAGGAACATCAATAATTTCTGTTGCAAAATTAGCATTCCAATATGGCCTAGTTTTTTCTTCATCTAGCCATTTGTCTAAATCTTCTTGCTTATTGAAATGTTCTTTCCAATAAAGAGACCCGTCTTCATTGTAAATATTAAGTATTTTAGACATAGTATTCCTCTACTATAATTTGTCCAGAGGCTCCAGCTCCACCAGCATTACCGCCAGCGCCAGCAATTCCGCCAGCACCGCCTGTTCCTACTGAATAAGAATATGTTGACAGCGGATTTTGAATTATGGCTTCTATATAGGCTGCAGCGCCTCCACCTTGTCCCATACTGCCGGCACTTCCAACCGACATTCCTCCTCCGCTTCCACCAGAACCAGAATTTGAAATAGCTGAAAATCCAACCATCGCACCAACTACTGAAGCCCCAGCACTTCCAAATGGAGTTAATCCTCCTGCGCCCGAAGAAGAATCTACGCCAGCGGCTTTTGCTTGCCCGCTAAAACCGTTCATACCAGCGAAAGAAACAACTGCAATTGCCGGTGCACTTATAGTCGGAGCGGAAGCACCGTTTGCGATGTTAATATTTCCTCCGTTTCCTCCAGGCGCAGTAAGAATTGCTCCAAACGTGGAGCTTGAGCCATTGCCACCCGCCGCTGTCCAGCCAGGCGAATTCTGTGATCCTTGGCCTCCTCCTCCGCCACCAACCATACGAACGCGAATATATTTAACGTTGGCCGGAAGGGTATAAGTACCAGATCCGGAGGTAAATTTTTGTATAGTTGGATCTAAAGATATGGATGTTTGTATTGCTGATATAGCCGCTGTATTTTGCGCAATATACGTACTGTTTTGACTAGATTGATCAACTATTGCCGCTCTTTGAAGTATCTCTACAGAAATATTTGAAGCACTGTAATTAGTGTCTAAATCAATAACAGTCGAAGAAACTTCAGTGTACGACGCGTTTGGTGTCAGCGTCGCATTTATATATCTAGGCACAAGCTGACCATTTAGATAAACATCTATACTTCCAAATGGCGTTCCAACGTTTATTCCTACTGGATATTGCCAAGTAAGCGTTATTCTAGTTTTTCCGCTAACAACCGAAACAGAACAGTTTACTGGAGTTCCTACTCCGTCTGTAAAAGCATACGCAGAATTTAGTGCCCCTCCGCTAGACTCTACAGGAACTTTTTGGGCATAGGCTTTATATTTAAGTACGTTGACTGTTCCAGACCCACTCGTTTTATTCGCAAAAAGCCTTAAATATAAGGAAGTTCCGGCACTGGGTAAAAAAGTTGTCTGAATTTCATCTAACGGAGAAGTTGGACGAGTGGTTAAATTAGTCCAAGAAGCGTTATCAGAAGACGCAGAAAATGCGATCACTGGAGCAGTATTGATGTCAAATATACTATCACCAACTATGGAGGTGTCTTCGTAATCGACTAAAATTTCTGAAAAGGGGTCAGTAAAACCTGAAGAAAGAGCTGAACCATCAAGCGCAAGATTGTAAATATCTTTTGAATGTACCGCTTGAGATACAGTTACAGCTTGGCCCGAAAAATCAGAACTAAACGCAGACTCTACCTGAAAAGTAGTCTGACTTACTACGCCAATGATTCTTTTCGCTTCATTGTTGCGTATGAACATGTCTCCAACTTGAACTGTAAAAGAGCAAGCTGTAGGGACGCTTACATTTATTCCAACTGCCGTGCCCAACTTTGTAGCATCATAGCTTAGTTGATAAATCGCTTTTGCTGCGCTATAGGTGCCTTTTGTCAGTGTGGGGTTCACGGCCGATAATGCTGCCGACGGCCCTTGATCAAATTCATCGGTAAAACTGGCTCTAAATTGAGTAGTTATTAAGTCATCACCAAGACCGGATCCATCGCCTGAGCCGCTAGCGCCTAATCTCACTGTTTGACCGGCGTTTAATGCCATTCCATTGCGCCAATAAAGGCGTTCTGTACCGTCGTTTGCATCTACGCGTTTTGCTATTAAAAAAACTTCTTGGTCAGCGGATGTAACTGCCGGCAAGGTGGTTGACACTATAGATGAAACTACAGTGCCAGAATTTCTATTTATTACTACGTACCAAGATTCATTGTTTGCTAGAGTTCTCGACAGGCTACCTAAATTAATTATTGTAGGTGAGCCACCGGCAATCTTAGAATTGATGCTTAATTTTAAATCTTCTGTGAACTCTATTTGAGATCCAGTCCAAGTTATTAATCCTCCATCTGTGAGCAGGGCATTTCTATCTTCAAATAATTTAGCTAATTCTGCATCTACCTTTGAAAGAGTTGATTCAAGTGTGTCTCCTAACGAGTTTCCAATCATCGGCAATATAGAATTTACTATAACTGGATTAGAAACACACGACCATCTAGATTCATTTTTGTCGTAAACTAGCGTAACGCACTGTCCAGGTGCAACGATAATATCCGTGCCACTTAACGTGATTATTCTGCAATCTAAGTTTATTTCTGTAGAAGATTGATGTTTTATGTTGAGTGGCTGTGAGGCCTTATTAAAAACATGAATTACTCTTCCTTCAGTAGATGGACTCATACCGTGGATATTGGAAGAAATACTTCCAACCAGTACTACAAGAGAGTGTTTAACTATATCTGACGTTAAATTAGAGCTTGTTAGTATTGCACTTGATGATAAATTTACCCTAGAGGATAAATTGAACCACTTATCGTCTTGTCTTAGTGAATACGTGTCATTTAGAGAATTATAATAAATATCACCAGATATTGGATCTATAGGCGATGAACTTTGCGGTTTAAGACTTAAACCCTTATCTACTTTAAAACTATTATTTGCCATTTTTCCTCTCAGTTCACTTTCCCTTTAAGGACATAGATCATTATATCATATTTTATTTAAAATTTATCACTATATTCTATATTGTCAAAAATTATTGGAATGGTCACTGGAATACTTGAGATTAGAGTATTACTCGATACACATACATTGTCTATTATGGCACCAGGTTGAGTCCCTGCTGAGTTATCGTTAACCCAAGTAAAAACCAACCTAGCGAAATATGGGCCAACTATTGCGCCAGTTAAATCTATAGTATATGTTTTCCATGTGTCAGCGAAGGAAACGTTTGCGTCGTGTGCTACAGATCCAGAAATACTGGCACTCCCTGCAATTGGTGTGCCAGCAGAGTTGGCGTCTAATACTCTAACTCTTAAAAAATCAAGATTAGTCTCTCCACCGACCTTAAATTTAAAACTAATTATTCGCTGTGATTCACTTAAGACTATATCTTTCCATGCATGAGACACAGATGCCGCGCTTGCGTTATATGCCGCAGTAACGCCTGAGTCAGTAGAAATGTACAATGATTTAGTTCCATTGAATTTGTCTGCTGTACCAACAAACCAACCATTACTGTTGTTTGCCGTATTCCAGCCCGATATTCCGGATTCAAAATCACCATTGCTGATAACTTGTGCGTAATTATTTTTTACACCTTCAATTGTACTTTTTTCTAATAGTTTAATAGATGTGACCGCAACACTACCAGTTATTCCAGTTGTGCTATTGGTAGAAGAATCAGCAGTAAAACAAATTATTAATCTTACTGTTTGCCCTTCATACTCTGTCAAATCAATGTTGATTTTTTTTTGATCTTTAAGGTTGCCGTGATCGCCTAACCCGTGGGCAAATAAGTTAGTTTGTCTTAAAATGTTTGAGTTGCCATAATAAGAACCACTAGTTTTAGTTGAACTTGTAACATACGCAACGTTGTTTTGAGGAATAAAACTAGTATTAGCAATAATTAGCTTTAAGTTGTCAAAGGTTCCTACATCTTTTGGCAAAAAACAATTTATAGATAAAATAGACGCCAAAGAGGTCACAGCAATATCTTTATACATATAGCTTATCATGCTATCTAAGTAGTTTGCAGTAGTTCCATTATCGTTGGATATATACAGTGTTCCGCCTGAAGTTGGATTATAAAAATAAGTACCAAAGGTCCAAACGTTTCTCGGTGTAAAATTAAGCGTCGTTGCCCCTGCTAATGTGGGTGTAGCAGAAATAACTATACTTGTACTTGAAACACTGGTAACTCTTGCATAAAGCGGTATACCAGATCCAGTCACGTTCATTCCAACTTTAATAGACGGCGTTATGGCGCTAGAAATTCCTGTTATCGTTGTGTTTGAGGTTGAAGTTGTTCCAGTGACGCCGCTTACTGACGCATCGTATATTGATGTCCAGTCGTTTAGCAACACATTAGTTTCATTTGTACCCTTTGAAATTTTATCACTTTTAAAAATAAAATTATAGTGCAGCTGTTTGCTAGGAAACGTGTTTGTAAGTGTGGATTCTTGTCCAGAAAAACATTCATTGCTTAATGTGGCTGCCTCTACTGCACTAAAATTAGAGCCCCATATTTGAAAGCTTCTTATTACTCCAGTGAAATCAGCTAAAAAATATGTTTGTAAATAATTTCTAAGATCAGGCAGTGTATTAGTCGTACTAAATGTACAAAATAAAATTCCATCTATATAAAGATTACATGTTTTAGTGGAAGAAACAGAATCTATTGTTAAAAGAACTGTTCTCCATTCATTAGTATTAGCAAATATAGAACTTAATGAAACAACTGATTTACCCGATACGTTTCTAGAACTTGAACTTACTGAACTAAAATTAAAACCACCGCTTGTTGCTATGCTAGAATCATTTAATATAATATGCTGTTCTTGCGTAAATGAAGAAGTATTTGAACTTGCAAATAATCTAAAAAGCTCTGTTACCCCCCTTGGACATACAGTAAAGCTTAAACTCAAGTAATTTTTAGCTCCTTGTATATCTGGCGTTATTCTAATTCCTTTAGATGGCAGCATGTTTGTCACAACTCCCGTTAAAGAATTATTTTGACGATTATATACTTCTAGTGATTCGTATACTTTTGGCGTATATATGTATATCATAGTATTACGTTATTTTTATGCTAAAAGATAAATCTTCTGCCAATGTTGAAGAAGTAATAACTAGCGCTATATTGTCGTCTTCTAAAAATGGGGCAGATAGCAGCAATGAGCTTTCTGACAAATTATTTACGACTGTAGATGCACCAACTATAAGAGCGCCGTTTTTATGTATTTCGATTATACAGCTACCGCTTGAAGTTTGAGCCTTTAATGACTGTATTGTTCCAGCTGATGTGGCAGATTGCATCAATATATAAGTTTTTATCTTTGGCGACTCTATGGCTCCATGTATAGATTTATCACCTCCAGAGCCAGCAGGGCCAACCAGCGAAGCAAGCCATTGCGCTTCAGTTCCAACGAAGCCATTATCAACTGCTACTTCGTAAGCAGACTTGCCATCTGCACCAGCAGCACCAGCAGCACCA